AATGTGATAGTGCCATTGAGGATATAATTAACGAAGCAATTGTTTTAGATGAAATTAATTCTGTTGTTGACGTAGGATTAGATGGTGTGTCACTATCTGATAATATCAAATCTAAAATAACATCAGAATTTAAAAACATTCTACACATTTTGGATTTTAAAAACAGAGGTCATGAAATATTCCGAAGATGGTATATCGATAGTAAAGTATATTATCACATAATAATTGACAACTCAAATCCAGCAAAGGGAATTCAAGAACTGAGGCCAATTGATCCCATTAAGATTAAAAAGATCAGAAAAGTGGAGACTAAACAATCCACAACCGATCAATCTGCCGTTCCGTTGGTCAATAAAGTTGAAGAATTCTTCGTATATACAAACACAGATAAAGATTCAATATATCAGACTACCGGTTCTGGTATTAAAATTCACCCAGATTCTATCATATACGCTCATTCAGGAACTGTTGATTCTGCGTCAAAGAAAGTAGTTGGGTATCTACAAAAAGCATTACGCCCCTTAAATATGCTCCGACAAATCGAAGACGCCGTAGTCATCTATAGAATATCCAGAGCACCAGAACGTCGTATTTTCTATATTGACGTTGGTAATCTCCCGAAGCACAAAGCAGAACAATATCTTCGTGGTATAATGAATAAATATCGAAATAAGTTGGTATATGATTCTGCAACTGGTGAAGTAAGAGATGATCGAAACCATTTACATATGCTTGAAGATTTTTGGCTTCCTAGACGCGAAGGCGGCAAGGGAACTGAAATTCAAACATTAAGTGGTGGTGAAAATCTAGGAGAGATGGATGATGTTGATTATCTTCTCCGAAAATTATACAAATCACTGAATGTTCCACTCTCTCGCCTTGAATCTGAAAATGGGTTCAATATGGGAAGATCTGCTGAAATAACAAGAGACGAGGTTAAATTTTATAAATTTATCGACCGACTCCAAAAAAGATTTTCTGGCTTATTTTTAAGTATTTTAAGAATTCAACTCCTAAGTAAGGGCATTTTAACCGAAAATGACTGGAATCGAGTAAAACAAGACATTTCGTTTATGTGGAATCGAGATAATTACTTCTCTGAATTAAAAGAAAACGAACTTATCAAAGAAAGATTAGACATGTTGAATGTTTTAAATGAATACATAGGTAGGTACTACTCCGTTGAATGGGTTCGGGAAAATATACTAAAGCAGAACCAAGAAGAGATGGAGGAGATGGATAAGCAAATCCAAAAGGAAAAGGAAATGGGAATTATCCCAGAACCGGAGGAAGAATACTAAATGAACAATTCAATTCACAAAATGTTAAATCTAATGGTTCTTGATGAAATGGACTCATTTAGGGATCAGTTCGACATCGCATTAAAGGAAAAGGCTTCCCTTCAAATGCACGATATGTCCAAAGACGTATCTAAAGACCTTTTCAAAGATGCTCAAACAAATGAAGATTATGGTCGAACTGGTATTAATACTGGAGTATACAACTTCGACGATGAAGATGGAGCAAAGAAGTTCTTCGAATCTGCTGTTAATTCTGGTATATCTAAAAAAGATCTAAACCTAGAAGGAACTGGTGTTCGAGTTGGTGATATTGCTGATGCTGACATGGAAGAAACTCTATATGAACTAGCAAAGCAAATGAATGCATCTTTCACAGAAGAGAATAATTCTTTCGCTTCTATCGTTGGGGCTATACTCTCAGAGAACACTGATATGTTAGTCCATAGCAAAGACGATACTAAAATAAAACTAACTCCATCCACAATAAAAAATGTTGTAAATCTTCACGACAATTTGAGCCTAGAAAATCAAAAAATCTTACGAGATAATATTTTTGAAAGCAAAGCATCATTTGACCGAATTGTTAAATTTGCAACAGAATATTCTAGAGGAAACTGACAATGAGTTCACCAAAAAATATAATAGAAAACGTACTAGACGATAATATTATCGGAGCAAAGGATAATATATCAAATATACTCTATTCTAAAATGGCGAATAGACTGCACGAAAAGGAACAGCAATTCATGCCGACCATTTATAATTCCGATGAAACATCCGTTCCGGAAATGGTGACAGAAAAGAAGCGTCGTGATTATAGCGAACGCGAAACCCTTTATGGTATACCAAAAGATGAATTTCTTAAACTTTCTGATGAAATGAAAAAAAAGGTCAAAGATCGATATTATTTCGAACAAGAAAGAAGTAAAAAGAAAAAGGCAAGAATACGATGAAACTAATAACCGAAATGACAGAAGAGGTAGAATTCTTAACCGAAAAGGCTGAAGACGGAAAAAAGAATTATTTCATTAACGGCATTTTCATGCAAGCCGAGCAGGTCAATCGTAACAAAAGAACATATCCCAATTCTATTCTGATGAACGAAGTAAACAGATATAATAAGGAATATGTTAACAAAAACAGAGCACTTGGGGAATTAAACCATCCACAGGGGCCTACAGTCAATTTAGATCGTGTTTCCCACATGATTAAGGAACTTAATGTTTCTGGAAACGATGTCGTCGGAAAAGCAAAAATTATGGAAACACCTATGGGAAAAATCGTCCAGAGCCTTATGGAAGAGGGTGCAAAATTAGGAGTTTCTACTCGTGGAATGGGATCTTTAAAATTAAACACAGAAGGCATAAATGAGGTCCAAAAGGATTTTCTGCTTTCTGCTGTTGATATTGTCGCAGATCCGTCTGCTCCAGGAGCCTTTGTTGAAGGCATAATGGAAGGAAAAGAATGGATATGGGATAATGGCATTCTTAAAGAAAAAACAATTGATCAATATCACCAATCACTAAAAAAATCATCTAAGGTGAATTTAGAAGAAAAAGCACTAAATTTATTCCAAGATTTTCTATCAAAAATCTAGATATTATATATAAAAATGAAAATATAGGAGTTTTCCCTTATGTCAGACAACAATAATGAAACCGTCCGCTCAGTGGCCGATTATATCACATCCAAATATGCAAACGTTAATGAAGGCGGCGAAGGTGCCGCTGTAGAGATGGATGCTGATGGTAAGAGTTCATTCGATGCGAGTGGAAGAGGACCAATGCTCCCGGACCCAATTAATGCAGATGTTGCTCGAAACCGAGCATCAATTGAACCAAAGGGTGCTGTTGGACCAGACGGCGCTGTTTCTGGAGACGAAGAAACTGAAGAATCTTCGGACGAAGAGGTTCGAAATGAACATCTTGAAGTGCTCTTCGGGGACGAAAATCTTAGTGAAGAATTTAAAAATAAGGCTGGAACCATCTTCGAGACCGTCGTAATGGAAAGGGTCACTGCCATTGAAAACACCATCAAAGAGCAGTATGAACAACGTCTTTTAGAGAACACCGAAACTATTCTCAATGATCTTTCTGAAAAGTTAGATGATTATCTCAATTATGTCGTCGAAGAATGGCTAAAGGATAATGAACTTGTTGTTGAAAACGGTATTCGTTCTGATGTAACCGAAAACTTCATTCTCGGTCTACGAAACCTCTTTGAGGATAGTTATATTGACGTTCCTGCTGAAAAATATGAATTGCTTGATGGTCTCTTCGAGCAGAATGAACAACTTGAGAATATACTCAACGAGTCCATGATGAAGAATAAAGAACTCATCAATGAAATGAACAATCTTCAGAAAATGGAAGTATTTTCTGAAGTCGCAGACGGTCTGGTGTCAACCGACGTTGAACGCCTTGCAACATTGACCGAAAGCATTTCAGAAGATTCCGACATTGAAGATTTTAAAAATAAATTAATCACAATTCGTGAAAGTTATTTCAATGAACCCGCACCAATTGCAAGTGCTGTTCAGGAATTAACCGAAGAAAGTACAAATAGTCGTATCACAAATGAAGGCTCTAATCCTTCAGCAATGGATGGCTATGTTGACACATTGTCCCGTATTTCAAAAGCCAACAAGGTATCATAAAGGAGAAAAATAATGAATTTTTCAGATACAACCCCCTTTGATGTTTTGGTAGAAAAGTGGAATCCTGTATTGGATCACAATGAATTACCAAACATTGAAGATAATTATCGTAAGAAAGTAACCGCTGTTATTCTTGAAAATCAAGAGAAGGCTCTCCGCGAGCAGGCTCTTCATGAAACAGCAGCATCAACCAATGTCATGGGTGGCAACTTCAGTGACCCACAAGTAGGCAGTGCAGGCAACCTCGCAGGTTATGACCCAGTCTTGATCAGCCTCGTTCGTCGTTCTATGCCAAACTTAATGGCATATGACATCGCTGGCGTTCAGCCAATGAGTGCTCCTACTGGTCTTATCTTTGCCATGCGTGCAAGATATGATGACCAAACTGGTGCTGAGGCTCTCTACCAAGAAGCCTTCTCCCAGTTCTCGGGTGCAGGCAACACATCTAGTGGTGCTGCAACTGCTGCGGACCAAGGAATCGATCCAACCGGAGCAATGGGTGCTCTTGCAGCATTCAAGGGAATGCTCACTGCAACTGGTGAAGGTCTTGGTGCCGATAGCGGAACCCACGCCTTTAAGGAAATGGCATTCAGCATCGAACGCGTAGCCGTCGAGGCAAGAACTCGCGCTCTCAAGGCTGAGTACACCTCCGAACTCGCACAGGACTTGAAAGCAGTCCATGGTTTGGATGCAGAAACTGAACTCGCTAACATTCTTAGCACTGAGATTCTTGCAGAAATTAACCGTGAACTTCTTAGAACCATCTATGTTACTGCCAAACCAGGTGCGCAGCATTCTGATCTTGCTGCTGCTGGTGGTGGTACATATGACCTCCTTCTTGACTCGGATGGTCGTTGGTCCGCAGAACGATTCCGTGGTCTCATGTTCCAAATCGAACGTGAATGTAACGTAATCGCCAAGGAAACTCGTCGTGGTAAAGGCAACTTCGTCATCTGCTCCTCAGATGTCGCTTCTGCTCTTGCAATGGGTGGGTTCCTTAATATCTCACCAGCCCTCAACGTCAACCTAGATGTTGATGACACTGGCAACACCTTCGTTGGTGTTCTTAATGGTAAGACCAAGGTATATGTTGATCCATATGTCCCAGCAGGCGCAGACTTCGTTTGTGTCGGTTATCGTGGCTCTTCGCCATACGATGCTGGTATATTCTACTGCCCATACGTCCCGCTCCAAATGGTACGTGCGGTCGGTGAAACTACATTCCAGCCAAAAATCGGGTTTAAGACTCGATATGGTATGGTCGCCAATCCATTCTCGCAAGGTACTTCTGCGATTAGTGGCGACGGTCTTGATGCCGACAGTAACATGTATTACCGACTCTTTACGGTTGGTGGTCTGCATGGTCACACTGGTGGCTTCTGGAACAATCCCGCATAATCAATGATACAATGCTTGATTGTTTTAGAATAATCTAGAATTTAGGGGAGTCCTTCGGGACTCCCCTTTTTCTTTTGCATAAATAATATAAAGGAGAGTCTATAGATGCCAAATTATGGATTTACTGCTGGTGTCCCAGATTTAGATTATTCTAAAAACCCCAGACAGCCAGACACAAATAACTATCTTGCAAATAACTTTTTCAAACTTGAGTTTACCAGACTTCCAACGGTTACTTATTTTTGCCAACAAGTCAATTTGCCATCTTTAACTTATGATGCTGTCAATTTTCCAACCACACTAGGAATTCCTCATGTAGCACCGGGGGGACGCTTTACCTATGATGACTTGGTTGTTCAGTTTATTGTAGATGAAGATATGAAAAACTGGATTGAGGTATATGAATGGATGCAATCTATTGGCGTTTTAAACGACATCAATGATACAATCCCGCATAATGATAAATTTTCTAATGTGAAACTAACCGTAATGAACAGTGCATATAATCCAAATCTACAAATAACATTCTATGACGTATTTCCAATTGGGTTGAGTGGGATTGAATTTAATTCATCCCTCCCGGACACAATTCCAATTGTTGCCTCCGCTACATTTGATTTTAATTACTACAAGATAAAAACATTATAGTTGTTATTTGCATCAATTATGGTATAATCCTGTCAAGGATATTATTATGAATTTACAAGACATAAAGAATAGTGTCAGTGGCGACATCACGATAGACGAGACAGAACTAGACAAAGAGTCTCTTAGAACTCCTCAACTCCACAACAAATATCTAATCATTTATATGGATGAAAAGATAATCCTAGAAAAACTTCAATCTGATTATATCATATTAAAGAAAAAGAAATGGTTATATTATACAGGTAAGATGTCTGAAGAGGAACTGGTTGATTTGGGGTGGGAACCATTCCAATTAACCGTACTCAAAACAGATATTGACAAGTTCATAGAATCTGATGACGAATATATTAAACAGAATCATAAAGTGATATTTCAAAGGGAAAAGGTAAAGTACCTAGAAAATATACTAAAGGTGATTAATAATAGACAGTGGTATATTAGGTCGGCTATCGATTGGATCAAATTTACTCAAGGTGCGTAATATGGTGGATATTGAAATTAAAGTAATCGATAGCGTTCATCTGAAGATAACGTGCGAAAAAAGCATATCCAAGGAACTCAGTCAATATTTCACATTCAAAGTTCCAAACTACAAATATCATCCAGCATATAGAAATAAAATGTGGGATGGTCAGATTAGATTATACAATCTCCATAAACGAACACTATATGTTGGATTAATTGATTACCTCTTAGAATTTGCCATGGACCGAAACTATACGGTCAAATCTGAATATAATATAAAAGAGAAATTAACAAAAGATAAAACCAAGGACTTTGTTGAGAACATATTGAAGCCTACTGTATCTGGTGAATATGTTGTTCCACACGACCATCAAATTAATGCCATAAATCACGCAATAAATCGGGAACGGTGTCTATTGCTGTCTGCAACAGGATCCGGGAAAAGTCTTATCATATATGCCATTATGAGGTATTATCTCACCCTACTCCCAAAAGAATCAAAGATTCTTATCATCGTTCCCACCACCAATTTGGTGAGTCAAATGTTTAGTGATTTCTCTGATTATTCGTCTAAAAGTGAATGGTCTGCGAAAAAGAACTGTTATAAGATATATCAGGGAGCAGACAAGAATACAAACCGAAGAGTCGTGATATCTACGTGGCAGAGCCTCTACAATCAGCCAGTAGCGTACTTTGACCAGTATAATGTAATTTTTGGGGATGAGGCCCACTTATATAAAGCAAAATCTCTTACGGGCATCATGGAAAAGATGAGGAGGTGTCCCTATAGAATAGGAACCACCGGAACCCTTGATAATTCAAAGACCCACAAATTAGTTACTGAGGGTCTGTTTGGAAAATTATATCGGGTAGCCAACACCAAAGAACTCATGAATAAGAATATACTAACCAATCTTAATATAGATTGTATAACACTGAAACATGACAAAAAAGATATAAATGAAATTAAACGAGCAAAATACCACGAAGAAATCAAGTGGTTGGTTGAAAATAAAAAGAGAAACAATTTCATCGTTAATCTCACTAAAATCCTTAAGGGCAACACATTAGTTCTTTTTAATTATGTTGAAACACATGGCAAACCA